AGATCTGCAGTTAAGAATTTCAGAGATTTAGACTTGTATCAAGAAGATGTCGTCATTGGTGATGGTACTTTTGATGTTTATGGATATCAAGTTTTAAATGCTGAAAGTGAAAGGATAAAAGAATGGGATCATCTCAGAGATGCAACAAGGACACCAGGTAAACGAAGTGGAAATGACATTATAAAACTTAGTGGTCGTGGTCAGAATCCAATGCACATCTATGTAAATCATAGAGGTGTTCAGTTGATACAAGATGATGTGTGGCAAGAGATGTTGAAGAGAGCTGGTTTAACCTCAGAACATCGTGAGATGTGTAAGGAAACTGTTATGGTTTTCCACGAAAAAACAGGCAAGAAAGAGTGGCCTGCTATTAAAACATCTGGTGTTGATGAAGATACTCAAGCCATGGCCTGTAAGATTCATTATGAAAATGTACTTGAGACCACAAAATCAAGTAAATCTATTGCTTTCAATAAAAGAAAGAAAGAAGATGGTAAGGTTGATACGATAGTGAGTATATTAAATACTCAAGATAAAGCCTTTACTGCAAATAGAGATGCTATTATCAATAGTATAGTTTATCTAAGTGATAACAACCTTACGATGCAAGATATTGAGAATCCTAAGAACAGATCAGTTAGAGAGAACTATAAAGATGGTCGTAACTATGATTTATTGATAGCAAAAACAGATGCTCCAACAAATGAGTATGTTTTTCATGCCGAGTTTCAAAATGGATCAGAAGATTGGCCTCACATTGATCAAATAACATCTAAAATCCTCTCTGGAACATGTTACTATAATGTGTTAGTAACTGATACTTTAGCTAGTAAAAAGATCAAACGAGACTATTTCAAGAGGATAATGCAAGAAAATAATATACAAGCCAAAGTTTGGTTATGTACTAATGAGGAGTTGTTGAAAGGTTGGAGACAGAACTTTGAACTTATCAATGATCCTGAACAAAACAAAGTAGAGGTCGCCGCATGAAAGAACTAACACCAGAACAAATACAAGAGAATTGGGAAAAATTAATTCAAATTGTAAAAGATACATTTGAAGAAGGAAGTGAGCGGAGAGAAAAACTTCTCAATATGTATCATTACTTTGAAGAACGGATGTGTTTGGCTCCTGCAAGTGGTAAAGAACATTTTCATAATGCTCACGCTGGTGGGTATGTTGAACATATCCTACACATAGTTAAGTTTTCTAAACAGATAGCCGACCTGTGGGAGCAGAATGGTGCCACCATAAACTTTACAGATGAAGAATTGATATTTGCAGCTCTTCATCATGACTTGGGTAAGGTTGGAGATTTGGCTGAAGATTACTATGTACCACAAGACAACGATTGGTGGATTAAAAATAGAGGTGAGTATTATAAACATAACGGTAAACTACATTACATGACCGTAACTGATAGAGCTGTGTTTTTACTACAACACTTTGGTATAAAAATGTCAGAACAAGAATACTTGGGTTTGCGACTTACTGATGGAATGTATGAAGATGCAAATAAAAACTATTATGTAAGTTATCAACCAGAAAGACAACTTAAAACTAATATTGCTTATGTACTTCATCAGGCAGACCTGATGTCAAGTGTGATTGAATATGATATGTGGAAACGGGGTGATTATGATGTAAAGGTTGAGCCCGTAAAACAGAAAGAAAAGTCAGAGAAGTCCAAGAGATCACATGAATTGTTTAAAGAGTTATTTGATGAATAATGTATTTATCGTATTTTGATAAATTTTTAAATCAAGAACCATATCTTCACATTAACGAAGAAGAATGGACTTACATCAAAGAGACATTCGAGAAAGATGATGTAAAGGAAAGTCTGGCAAAAGTCGCCATGACTTATCCACCACCTTATATGGATATATCAGAAGATGGTTGCAGAAAAGAATTCAACAATCTGAAAAAGACTTGGGTTTATGATTTGTTAAAAGAAGGTGAGTGGTTTGCTCGAGCAGAGACAGGTTATGGATGGCCTATTACATATAAAGGTTCACAATGGTATGTCAAACGGCTAAATACTGGTAACAAGTCATCAAATTATTTTCAACAAGAAAATAGGTGGTCCGTGGATGGAAGTGTTTCTCCCGGTCCTCTACGGACTTGGAATACTGAAAAGTTTATGATAACGTTGATGGGTTCAGCTTATACACTTAAGATGGAGAGAATTGATAAGTCAATATTGAGAACTATGTTAGGGTTGAGAAAATACATTTGCAGTCAGTTCAAACCCAACGCGGCTAAGGCACTGTATGATTACTTTAATGTCAAGAATGTATTGGATTTCTCTGCAGGTTGGGGTGATAGGTTGGCTGGGTTTTATGCCAGTATGAATACAGAACTATATGTTGGTGTTGATCCACGTAAAGAGAATCATTCTATATATGAGGAACAAGCTAAATATTACGATAGTCAGTTAACATTTTTTGAAACGCCAAAGAAAGCTGAGTTTCATTGTGATGCGGCTGAAGATTTTGACTTTACACCATATTACGATACCTTTGATATTATATTTACATCACCGCCTTATTTTAATGTCGAAAGATATGGTCATGATGATACTCAAAGTTGGGTAAGGTATAAAGATATTGATAGTTGGAATACTCAATTCTTACATAAGGCAATAGACAGTATGTGGCCTACATTAAAAAGTGGTGGTAAGTTATGTATCAATATATCTGATGTAAGTGCTGGTTCTAAGGGTGGTAAGAAGTGGCAACAAATATGTGATCCGATGAATGATTTTCTTGATGAATATAGTGACTCTGATTATCTTGGTTGTATTGGCATGGAGATGGCAGCCAGACCAAATTCGATTGGTGCTGGAACTGCCGTGGTATCTGGAGAAACTAATAGGTTACCGGAGATGATAAAAGAAACTAAAGGTAAGTTTTGTGAACCAGTTTGGATATGGGAGAAAAAATGAGGTAAATAATGGTTGAGTATATTTTTACAGCTATGTTTGTAATATTGTTAATTGTATTTTCAATTGGTTCAGTTTATTTGAATATTGAAAAATGGAAAAAGAAATCACATGGGGAATAGTAAGTTAATACTTGGTGATTGTTTAGAAGAATTAGGAAAGTTAAATGATAACAGTATTGACTTAATTATCACTTCACCACCATATGAAGATGTAAGTGGAGCAGGATATGCAGCTCAAACAAAAGATGTATTATTTTTAAAGTTATATTCAGAGTTTATGGATGGAGTATTTAAGGAATATGCAAGAGTATTAAAAGATGGTGGTCAGTTATTCTTTAATGTTAAAAGTAAGACTCATAACAAATTATTAAAAACTGCACATTGGTTAGAGTTCACAAGTGGATTTCAGTTATTAGATTTTAAGTCATTTATTATTTGGAAGTATTCAGGTTCATTTGATTCTACCAAAAAACGATTTCATTTAGATTACGAAATAGTTTACCATTTGTCAAAAGGATCGAATATCTATTTAAATGAAAATTGTGGAATACACGACCCTTTAAGTTCAGTATGGTATATTCCACACTCCATTCCAAAGAAAGAAAGAGTTCATCCAACACAAATGCCAGAAGGATTGGTAGAAAGGATATTGGCAGTAGCATCAAAAGAAGGTGATATAGTGTTAGATAATTTTATGGGTAGTGGAACAACAGGTGTAGTTTGTAAGAGAGAAGGGTTAGATTTTATTGGTATGGAGATAAACCCAAAACATCTAGAGACAGCACAAAAGAGAATAGATAAAGTAATTTTATTGGATCAATTTGAATCAATAATAGATTGGGATTGGAAGAAAAAGTGAAAGTAATATTTTGTTTGCCAGGAAGAACCTTTTCAGATAATTTTTTAAGGTCTTGGAATAATTTAGTTTCAGAATTACCGAGTCATGGTGTGGAATGGGAAGCAGTGTACGGATATTCGCCGAATCTTTATTATGTAAGAAATATGTGTTTGGGTGGTAATGTTACCAATGGGATACATCAAAAGCCGTGGGGTGGCAAAGATTATGATTATATGATGTGGATTGATTCAGATATTGTTTTTAAACCTGAACATTTTTTTACTTTATTAGATCACAAAAAAGATATAGTTTCTGGGTTGTATATGATGCAGGGTGGACGATATTATGCTACAGTTAAAGATTGGGATGAAGATTTTTTTAGTAGATGTGGATATTTTCCATTTTTGACACGGGAAGATGTAATCGATGAAGAGGAATTGATGACAGTAAGTTATACTGGTCTTGGTTGGATATTAATTAAAAGGGGTGTATTTGAAACTCTTGAATATCCGTGGTTTAGACCTGAGTGGTATGAGTTTGATATAGGTGGAGTTAAGGTTAAAGAATTTGCTATGGAAGATGTGACTTGGTGTCATGCGACACAAGAGAATGGATTTGATGTTTATGTTGATCCTAAAGTTATAGTTGGCCACGAAAAAAAGAAGATATTATGATATTAATTTGTATTTTCTTACGTGGGAAATACAACGATATAGAGAATTAATTATATTTATTAACGTATGGAAAATACCATTCTTTTAAATGAATGGTTATTTAGAATATTATTTTTAGTGTTAACAATATTGGCCTTTAGGACTTGGTGGAAAAATACATGAATGGACAAGACAAACAGGATTTAAACGTAATTATAGAACGAATGGAACAGGCCGAAAAAGACCGTGCAGAAATGCATAAAGATATAAAATTTATCAAAGAAAATTTATTTGACCCACATGGTGGTTTGTGGGCAGAGTCTAAGGCTAATACTCAATTTAGACAAGATACAAAGAAATGGCGTGGAGTAATGGGTGTTGGTTTTATAGGTTTAGTCTTTAAACAGTTATGGGATTTTATTTCTAGCGCCGGAAATTAGAAGAGAAAATTTTTAAATAATATGGAGAAATAAAATGAAAAATTGGTTCGTAAAACATTTTGATCATATAGTAGGATTTTTGTTGGGATTTATAACATGTGTCCTTTTATATATTGTAACAAATTAAATAAATTATAGGATAGAAAAATGAAATTAAATTTTCATCATGGAATAGTAAATTATTTAACAAGTAATGGATGGTTAGATCATTGGACATCAGTTCATATGGCAGCAGGTGCTTTTATATGTAAAGTGGCTCAGTGGTTAGGAGCATCCGATTTATGTGCAGTTCTTTGGGTAGCAATTATTGGTATTGCCTGGGAAGTATTAGAGTGGGTAGTAGAG